GCATCATCCAGAGTGAACTTTCTAACCGGGAATCCGAGTTCCATCATCACGACGATTGTTTCGCCCCACGGCATCACCGTCGCCATGATGAATCCTTAGACCGCAATCCAATTACCCAGAGGCCCGTTGTATCTGGTGTAGTCGTCGAGCAGATCGACGATCTCTTGCCTCAACTCGGCAGGGTTCGTGCCTAGCCCGGCATTCACCGTCAAATTGTTCGTCACCGTCGAGCCGAAACCTCGCACACCAGCAGGCGGCACATTCTGAGTCGGCATCGCCGCGAATTGAGTCTCGGCTCGCCCAACAATCGCGGCAGGCGTATTCTTTCTCTGCTCGGCAAGTTTTCTCTCAGCCTCTCTCACCGCCTCGATCGCCTCAGCCTCACGATACAGAGCCTCAGCCACGGCATCGATCGCTTCACGCTGAGAATCTTTCGCATCATTCAGATCTTTCAGGGCCGCCTCGTAAGCCTCGCTACCCTCTTTCGCGCCGTTCAGAATTTCGTTCTCGATCGCCTGCGCTACGGCCTGCTTTATCGTCGCATCAGCGACGGCGAGGGTCGCATCTTCGACCGCGATCTTCGCATCTTCCAATTCGCGTTCAGCCTTAGCCAATTCCTCAGCCTTCGGTGAAACATCGCGAACCTCAGCCAATTTCAGTTCGGCATCAGACACGGCATTCGTCGCCTCGACGACCCTGAATTTAGCCTCTTCGTATTCGATCTCTTTACGACGCAATTCGACGGCATCGACATTCGGATCTTTACGCAATTCAGCCAACTCTCGTTCTGTCTCACCGAGAGAGAATGCCGCCTCTTCGACATCGAATTTCGACCGGGTCAATTTGCGTTCGGCATCGGCGATATCTCGCGGATTCGCCTTACGATCACGAAGATCGGCAAGATCCTTCTCGGCCTTTCGCAGATTCGCGATCGAATCGGTCTGCTGTCGGGTCGCCTGTTTGAGATCTTTCGTCGCGTCAGCCGTTGCCCTGATCGCCGCCTGCGCCTCTTTCGAGTCGCGAGAATAGCCCTTGGTGATCAGAGAGAATTTCTGTTGCGCGATCGTCACCGCCCGGTTCGCCTCGCCTAGTTTCTTCTGAGCGTCGATCACTCCCTTCGATGATTCGCGAAGATCTTTCTGCGCTTTCGATACAGATTTCAGGGCATCGACATACTTCATCAATTTCTCTCTGGCTGTCTCAATGATCTTGCCCCCACCTGAACCTGTCGGATCATTATCGCCGCCTCCTGATCCCGTCTTTATTGTTGCGCCGAACGACATCGCTAATGCCGTCATACGATCTGCTGATGTTTTCGTGACTCGCTCGAACGAATAGCCGATGCGATTAGCGGTTTTTTCGGCGGCATCACCGATTCGACCGAATGCGACTTCGCCTATCTCGCCCAATTTCGGAATGTTGATCCCGACCTTGCTTAGGATTCCCCCGAAGAGATTGATGCCTTTGATGACGAAATTGATCGCCTTGATCCAAGCGTTGGTCATGAACTCGAAGTATCCGATCACGGCGTTGATCACCGTATTGACGACTTTTCGGAAGCCCTCGAATCTGATGTAGGCCGCGACGACCGCAACACCGACAGCGATGATCGCCGCGACGATGATCCCGATCGGATTCGTGAGCAGAGCCGTGTTAAACAAATTTTGCGAGATCGTCGCCGCGATCGTAATCAGCCTGAGCGCGACGATTGCCGCTGTGATCGCGGTGATGATCGTCGTCACCTTGCCTCCGCCTGTGATAAATTCGTCTAATTTTTCGACGAGGAATTTCATGCCGCCGCCGAAACCCTTTTCACCGAATTCCTGCCCGGCGCGAGTCGCGAATGGCACGACCTTTTCGACCATGAAATTCGCAAATTTTTCGACGACCGGCAATAGCATCGTGCCGATCTCATCGCGAACATGACCGAACGCCGCCGATATTCTGAATGTGTCTGTGGTCATCGCCTTAGCCGTTCCGCCGACCTGAGCCTCGACTGCTTTCAGCAAGGTGTCTTGCGCTTCTAGCAACTGGCCCGATTGGACAAGAGCCTTGATCTTCTCTTTCTCTTGATCGGTAAAGGTCACGCCAGACCGGGCCAGAGCCGTGATGCCCTTGATCGGATCTTGTAGAGCCTTGCCCAACTGAACGGCGTTCTGAGAAGCCTCGCCGAAGCCTGCCGCACCAAGATCGATCGCCGCGACGGTCGCCCGGTCGAATGCGCCACCGATCTCACCAGCGGTCTTAGCCAACTGCGCGAATGTTAGAAGTTTCGCCTGCGTCGCCTTTATAGTTTCAGCCGTGACCCCGAGTTCGTATTCCTGAGCATCACCGAGTTTCTGTAATCTATTCGCGACGACATCGGCGTTATCGCCGAAGATCTTCATCGATGTCGCAACGGCAAGGAGTCGATCGTCTGCCTGCTTCGCGAATTCTGCGCCCTTGACCATGAACAGACCAAGACCGCCGATCGCGGCGGCGGCGATACCGCCGTATTTCGCGATATTCTTCATGCCATTCGAGACAGCCGAATCAATTGTTCGCAAGCCGAAGGTGGCTTTTTTGCCGACACCTTCTAATTTGCCGAAGTCTGAGATCGCCTTCTTGATTCCCTTCGAGTCGAAGGTTGAGACGATATTTACGCCTAATGCCATGACTTAGAAGCCTGCCATGATCGCGTCCGAGATATTTTTTTCTGCGATGGCTATCGCTTTCGCGATGTTGTCTTCGATCATCGGCATCGCATCCTTCGTGCCTTTGTAGATCGATCGTGATCGTATTTTGCCGCGCCCAGCCTTGACCGGAGAATAGTAATCAAGGTTCATCGAGAAGGTCGTCTGATTCTTGTTGCCAGCAGAATCGAACACCGCGCCGCCCCCATCCATCTGTTGGATTCGCAGAATGTTGATTGTCGATCCTCTGCGCCGCCCGGTCGGTGAGACGATCGGCTTCACGCCAGCCTGCGCCCTACCGATGGCGAATCCCGGCAGATCCGATGGCCCTCGACGGCCCTCTTTATGCCATCGAGTCAGTCGATGCTGTTTGATTGTTCGAGCCACATTCGCCGCCACGACCCTGCCACCATCGCGTAATTGAGTCGCGATCTGTTTGTATAGATCAGGTTCTGTCTGTCTAAGATACTTGCCCACGCGAGCCAAGTCCGAGGTATCGACGCGAATGTTCGTCATGGCGCAAGATACTACCTCTTCGAGCGTCTCTGAATTTCATCCGCCCTGTAATTGAGATACTGAATCAGGGCATCAATCATTTCTGGCGATTCACGCAGAAGATCAGAGGGCGAGATCCCGGTCTCGACTGAGAGGGCGGCGATGCGATAATGCGCGCTCTCGCGAGACCTTAGGTAGGGTCTGGTGCTGGGTCTTCCCTAACTTCTACCGTTTCGACCGTCGCGAGCCACGCCGGGTCGAAGATCAGATCAGTCTTGTTGTTGCGCTTCACCGAATGCCATGCGAGCCATGCGAGATCGGTCAGCAACAGATTTTTGTCGAATTGGACGACAGACTTTTTTCGATCACGCTCGAATGAAATGAAGTCGATGAAGATCGCATCGACATCTTCGCTGTCGCCGTTGATGTATTTGACTCGCAATTCGATCTTCATGATCGTTCCCTTCTAATTGATTAATGAGATTAGGAAGTTGCCTTAGCCAAAGTGCCGCCCGAGAAGGTCAGCGTAAATGGCGCGGTCGTGCCGACTTCTGTCGCGTTGATCGGAGTATGGCTCGCCAAATAGGTTCCGCTGAGGGTATAGGAGGGGTTCGTCGAAGAAACCTGCGAAGAGGCAGGCTTGATGACGACAGTTGTGGTCGTGCCAACGAGAGGGAAGATCGTCGCTTCGACTTCGTTTGCCGCGAAGTCTTGGTAGAAGGTGATCTCCAAAGAATTGTTCTGAATCCCTGCGATCGATGCCCTGTTGCCGCCGAACACGGTCGCATCTTGCGCCTCGATTTCATAGTTCAGGACACAGCCAGCCGCCTTGTCGCTCAGATCGACTGAATTGATCGTGATGCTCACATCTTTATACGCGAAGATTGCCATGGTCTCAGACCTCTACTTTCGGTTCGTCATTCTTCTTCTTGCTATTGTTCGCCGCGAGATGACCTGCTTCGATCAACGCATCGACATTAGCACCAGCCAATTCTTCGTCCGAGATTAAGTCGCCAGCCTTCTTGCCAGAGACACGATTCGATAGAACTTTGTATGATGCCATGCCCGACATACTAGCCGCTCACCTGAACAGATGTCGAGACCTGTAAGAAGTCTGCGTCTGCCACATTCAGGCTGGTGATGTTGTAGGTCTGCGAAACGATCAAATTCTGCGCCACGCCACCAAGGGTCTGATCCTCTTCTAAGGCTGATCGGATCGATTTCGCGCCAGAGTAGGAGATGAAGTCGTCAAGAACATCGTGCGCCCGGTTGTCGTCGTATCTGCCGACGATCAAGATGATCGACAGATCGTAAAGAACGAGGCCGCCTGCCATCGCCTTGTGGTAGGAGATCGAATTGATGATCGGGAATGCCAGAGGAGGATTGACCTGTGGTGGCTGAGAGGCGTAGGCGCGAAGCCCTGAGATCGTAGCCAAACGATTCTTCACGCCATTCATCACCTGATTCGTTGTGGCTGGCATCAGGCGACCGCGATCTTGCGATACGGATTTAGCAGATCTCGAACATCGGGATCAATCGCCCTGACCTGAATCGCCATGTCTGCGAAGCCGACCACGCCGAGCGCGGCGTTATATCTGGCGAATCCTCTGATCGAGAGTAGAACGCAGGCTTCCTCGACATCGGTAGGGATCGCAGAGAAGCCCCAGACCCCGACGATCTGAACGCCCGGTCGATTCGGAATCACGAAGAGAGGGAATGTCTTGCCGCCGATCACCGTGATCTTGCGATAGGGCAGACCTGTAATCGTCGTGTCCAGAGGCTCTAATTGGTAATCCGTTCCGGCAGTCCAAGTGGTCTCGAATGAGCCATCGCCATCATCATCGGTCTTCACGGTCGTCGCCGAGACCAGATCGTTCTTAGTCGGGCAGACATAGTTCGTCAGCGCATAGAGAGAGACGGTCGCGTTCTTCTGATAGAAGAATCTGCCGCAATAGCCATCGATGCGACGAGATGCCGCTTCGATCGATTGTTCCAGAATCGAATCATCATTCGCATCAGAAATTCTGAGAACATCTTTGACCTGCTGGAGATTTGCGTATCCATTCGTAATCGGCATGATCAACGCTTCTTCTTGCGTGGCTTGATCTTCATGGCTTTCTCGACGGGAGGTTCGACAGAGGCAGTCTCGACGACATAGCCGAGATCGGCGAGGGCGGCATCGACCGCCTCGACTCTTTCGACCAGACCTCGATTCTCGTAGCCTCTGCGTTCTGCTAGAAGCGCTTCGATGATCTTGTTCTTCATGATTCTCCGATCAAGTCTGATCGCGATGATTATCGCGCCTCAGACTCTACATCGAATTGTTAGAAGGTGGGCGTGACCAACCCGGTTCCGTTTATCTGTGACCATGCGTTCGGGTATCTGTTCGCGGTCATCGCGACATACGAGTAAACGATCATCGTCACATCGAGTTCTGCCGCCTTCGGTTGCTCGAAGCGCAACATCATCGGCTCGCCTGAACCTTGTTCCCACAAGTGAAGTTCTTGTAGATTGCCGACATAGATCGTGTCTTGGTTCGTGCCATCACCTTTGTTGGTGGCGACATTCGCATCGGTGATCACCGGAAGACCCATGATCGTGTAGCCGCTGTTGCCGTATTGCGGTGCGCCATCCCCATTCGCGACGCTGTTAAAGTTCGGGGCAGGCAGAGCCAGCGGTCGATTCTGACCATCAAGAGCCGCCAAGATGAACGCGAGGCGACGAGGGTGGAGAATGATCGCATTCGGGCCTGCGAAGAATGTCGTCTGAACCTTCTGGATGGCATCAGCCAACTTTGGGTAGAGTTCCGCAACCGTTGGTGAACCGTCGGTGTAGGTGACTGCTTGCCCTGCCGATGAGAAGAGTTCGGCGACGAGCAGATCATCGACCTTCGTGTGATAAGCAGAAACGAGATCTGCCATCACCAACGAATCGATGTTCGTGCCGCGCTCGATCGCCTGACGCGAAACATTCTGTTGGCCTGCGACGGTCTGAACCGTGAGATCCAATTTCGTGTCGTCCATGTTCGTCTCTTGGACTGCCGCGCCTTCTGATTGAGTGGCGACTGCCGTGCCTGTCGTGACCTTCGAGATCGAGATCGTCAGACCTGCCGCTGGGAGAGCATGCTTTCGGGCGCGATCTGCGACCGGGCGACCTGCTCGTGCGAATGGCGCGGCGAGATCGGTCAAGAATTGCGGAACGACGAGACCAGCGAAATTCGTTGAGGTCACATCACGACGCTCGATCGATTCTTCTTTCATGTGCCGGGCGATGCGCTCTTGTGCGCCGAAGTCCGAAGAGAATTGGGCGGCGAACGCATCAGCGATGAACGAATGTTCAGCCTTCGCGTGATAGGTGCGCGGCTCTGATTTTACCGAGGTCGAGGCGACTTCGATTTTGTTGGCGACTCGGATCTCTTCCGCCTTGGCGAAACGACCTTCGAGTTCTTCGTGCTTCTTAATCTGATCGTCGAGAGACTTTACTTCGTCGAGATTCGCGGAGATCTTCTGATCTTCGTCTTGCGATAGTTCGCGCTGTTCGGTCGTCGCGATGGCGACGAGAGCCTCTGATTCTGCCAAGAGGGCTTCGCGCTTTTGGGTTAGGATCTCTGAATACTTTTTCACGGTTGATCTCCGATCTTTCGTCTTGCGATCGCGATCTGATTCTTGCGAAGCAGTAGCGATCGTTGAGCAGGCACACTAACAGGTATCTGGGCGGCGCGCAACTCTGCTGTCGTGGCCTCGTATGCCGGGAAGGTCACGACAGAAACATCATACAATTCGACCTCTTCTAATTCCCGTGTTTTGCGATCATCAGACCATGAATCTCTGATCGTTCTGAATGCGAACGACATCTGTGAGAGATCGCCGCGCTTCATCGCAGACATCACTCCTCGCGCCATCGGATTCTCTGAGTCGAGATCTGCTTCGACGCGAAGCCCGGTCTCATCTTCCGAGAGCCTGAGAGTGCCAGACTTTGTTCGGGCCAGAGGGATTCCCTCATGATCCATCAAGAGTCGAACATCGGCATCGCCTTCTAGCGTCTTGGCGAATGCGCCTCTCTTCACATACTCGATCCAAGGCAGAGGCTCAGACGGAGAATCGAACACCGAGGCATAGCCGACCAGAGATGTGCCATCGGCCGAGGCTCGTAGTTCTGTCTTGATGAACGCTCGCGAACGATTGCCATCAAGATTCTTTGATACCCAGATTGGAGAGAGAGTCATGTTGCCCGAAACAATAGCCTGTCGATCTGCCTCTGCGTCGAGCCTCTCGACGATTCTCTCGGCGTAATCTTGCGCCCGGCGAGCAGAAGTCTTCGATGATCCGCCGCCCCACAATAGCATCGCCACCAGACCGGGCGTGATCTCATCACCCTCGACTGCGTCGAGATCAACAATGTGTCTCGCGATCCAAGGGCCGATCCTTCGCCATTTAGATTCGGAGAGAGCCTCGCCCTCTGCCATTCTTCGAGCATCAGCGACAGTCGCAGGAACTAGACCATCGCCGGATTCGCCTTCTTCGTGAAGACGCAGACCGCGCCTCGCGCTCGCCGCGAAGAATCCCGGCGCGACTAGATTGACTTGCCTTTCTTCGTAGCCTGCCTCTTCTTGATCACTTTCTGCTTCGATTTCTTCTTCGCCTTCGATCTCACCGAGAGGTTCGACACCTTCTTCGAGAGATGCCGCGATCATGTTGTCGATCGCCTCTTGTTTCGTCGCGTGGCAGGCGATTACTTCGATGCCACCTTCTACGACCTTGACTGTCGCCCAGAATTCACATTCATTCGTTTCTTCGGAGATTCCATACGGCATCTTTCGTCACCTTTCTGGCGGTTGAGCGTCTAATCCCAACACGGGCAACGGGCCACCTTCGATGCCAGCCATCGCAGAGCCGGGCAGATTAAGAACGAATTGATCGCCGCCTTCGTATGGCTCACGGTTCTCGATGAATCGCGCTTCGTTCGGTGTGAGAGTGCCAGAGGCGATCATCGTTTGTTGCGCCTTAATTCGTGTGGTGAGATCGGCTTTCTCGAATTCGGTCGTGTCGAATCGAACTTTCTGAGTAAGAGGCAAGAGATCACCGAGACCATCAGAGCATCGTTTGAGCCAAGGCAGAAGCGTGTAGCGAACGAAATTGATTCCCGACTGCTCGATATTTTGGTAGGTCTGCGAATCGCCGCCTGTGCCAGCGATCATGTGAAGAGGAATTCGATAGCACCTCGCGATATCGCGCACGATCGATTCTCGATGCGCCATCATCTCCATATCTGATGCGCTCGTCGTGATCGATCGCCATTTAAGACCTGCGGTGAGAACGGCTGGCCGCCTCTTCTTCCAATGAGCGTCTTCCCAAGTGTCGCGCAAGATCTGAGCCTGATCTTCGGTCAGCGCAGAATCGGTTTCGAGAACGCTCGAAGGTGTCGCACCTTCGCCGTAGAATTGAGAGAGGAATCGATCCATCGCGAGACCCATGCCGAGAGTGTTTCGCATCGCCTCTAATGGCGATAGAGATTTCATACTGCCCGGGATCGTCATCCATGAGATCGCCTTTACTTCTTTCGATGAGAATTCGTTGCCATGCCACTTGTAGATCGCCTGCCCTAGATCGTCGTAAACGCAAGCGACCTTGTTCGGGTGTAGCACTCTCATTTCGATCGGCGGTTCGCCGGGATTGCGCGGCGCATAGATGTAGGCGTTGCCATGAATCGCGAGCATGAGAACGATCTGATGAACGAACTCGAACATCGTCTGATGCTCGTTCGGCTTGATGAATACCGATGGCGTTGCGACTTTTTCAGTCCTACCTCCGCGTTCTCGATAGATCTCGATCGGCAGAACGGCGACACAATCTGCGAGAAGCCCGACCGCGCCCATGAATGCCGAATGTGCGAACGCTGAGTATTCATCGACGATCTCGCCCGAATAGTTTCTGAACAGAGGTCGAGCCGAGACCTGATAGGGATCGAGCGTCGTCGGCAAGGCTCGACTCTCGCGATTCTTCCAAAGACTCATGCCGACAAACCTCCGAGAAGAATCAGACCGATCCCGATCGCGATCAAGCCAGCCGGGATCGAGAATAGGCCGACGCCGATCGCGACCAGAACGCCGCCGACGACCTCGATCGAGGTGGTGATTGATGCCCTAGTGATGCGAATCTTCATGACCAGACATTCACAATACTCGGAATCGGTTTCATTCTTTGCCTAACTGTTGCTCGATCGACTGCTATCACAGTAGCAATCGCCGCGTCGATCTTTCGCCTGCTCTTGTTCTTTGATAGTCGCCAGCCGTTGTCGGTCATGCGTTGAGCCGCAGAGAGAATCTGATCTGTGTATGTCGGTGAGCCATCATGCGCGATCTTGCCCCCGACGATCAATTCGTAGAGATTGCCGCAAGCAGGGATCATGCGATTCCCGGTCTGAGGGAATTCGACCATCGGTAGGCCGTCATCCATCAAGATCTCTGCCGACCGCATGAAGTAGGCAGGGTCGAATGCGAACTCTGAGATTTTGTGCGTCTTGTGAAGATGTCGAAGATGATGTTCGATTTCTGCCACATCAACGCCTTCATCTTTCGGATGCCAGATCTTCGCCCGACAGATGACGCGATCTTCTCTCGGCTGGGCGATGACGATTGCGATCGAGTCATGTTTCAGGGCCATGTCGATCCCGACGAACGATGGCATCTCGGGATCGATCGCGAGATCACTTCTACATTTATGCCAACTACCGGGTGGAAGCCAACTCTCCTGTGTTCTACACCATTGATTCAGTCGCCATCTTCTGAACGCCAATTCGCCTGTCTGTCTCATCGCAACTGCCATGTCTTGCGGATCGAGAAGTTTCTGGACAAGATTCGGATTGGCCTTTCGCCATTCAGCCTTATCGTCGAGCGCGCAATCTTCCGACGCTTCCCACCACCACATTCCGAATGTCTCGTCTTCGACTTCGCCTGCCGCGATCTGCTTGCCTAATTGATAGAGCCGCCCGGCGAGAGAATCGATGTCGTAGCCAGCGGTCGTGATCGCGATCGTCATCGGTTCGATTCGCGCCCCAGAGCCGAGCGTGAGTTGATCAAACAATTCTGAATCGCGCTGATTCCAGATCTCGTCGAATAGCACGGTCGATGGATTGAGGCCAGCCTGACTCTTGTATTCAGAAGAGAGAACTCTGAACACAGACCCGAATATCGGCATCTCGATCGCATCGCGATACACCTTCGAGACCTCTGCCAACATCGGCGATCCCACGACCTGAGCCTTCGCTTCTTGGAAGATGATTCGCGCCTGCTGTTTATCGCCAGCGACCGCATAGACCTCCGCGCCCGGTTCTGATGCGATCATCGAATACACGGCGATCGCAGAGCCGAGAAGACTCTTGCCCTGCTTGCGAGGCAGACCGATCAAGGCTCGTCGATAGCGAAGACGATTCCGATCATTTCTCTCGAACAGAGAACGCAGAAGCCATCTCTGCCAAGGCGTAAAGATCAGAGGTTTGCCAGCGCGGAATCCTTTCATCACCGTGAAATGATCCTCTGCGAATCTGATCACTTCGTCGCCATCAGTCGAATCGTAGATCTTCGGCGTGTAATGCGCTGGGAGCCACTTAGCCTGCCGCTTGCCGCCTTGCTTCGATGCGCGATCTGAGGTTCGAGAGTTCATGAGTGTTCGACGACATCGCGCCGAGATGAGCGCGATCTGTCGGCGAGAATCCTAACTGACCAAGCAGAGAAGAGATCTGCCGATCGATCTCTCGAAGAGCGCGGCGATCTCGCCAAGCGTCGGCATTCATCAAGACTCTTTGCCGCAATTGGATTCTCTCGTCGAGCATCTCGCAGACCATCAGAACGATCTCGGCATCGAGATTCGGTTTCAGCCATGACGCACCAGCCTTCCAGATCCCATCCCACATTCGACGACCATAGGCAGTCGAGAGAGGGCGATGCGGTTCAGGCATTTCAGAATCTTCGATCACCGCGAGCAGAGGCGGCGAGGGCAGTCGCCGCTTGCCGGGATTGCCGAGCCTTCTCTTTCTTTCGATCGGCTGAGGCTTGCGCCCCGAACCTTTACCGCCCATGATTCACCGCCAGAGGCAGACAACCTAGCAGAGATGCCCTCTCTGCCCTGCCTCTAATCGCCTCGGATCGGCCTCTCTCCTTCGCGGAGACGCGCCAAATACCCCGAACCGGGGTCTGGTAAGGGTCGCCCCAAAAATGAGGATTATCTGCGACTGTGTATAAAGAGGGGCTCAGGGGGCAGGAGGCGTAAGGCCCTAGAAAAAACAGGCGCGTGGGGGTCATCGCATTCGCCGCCTCGCCCGGTCGGGTCGCCATGCCTCGCCTGTCTGTCGCGGTCGATTCGATTGCGAGCCTCTCTTGCCGTTGCCTTTAGAACTATTACAAGACCTGTGAGCGGCGAGAAGAGGGCTGGCAGGATCGCCCGGCAAGAGATGGTCGGCGGTGAATGGATCTGATGCGCCTCGATCGCCGCCGCCGCAGATCCAGCAGAGCGTCGCGTTCTCTCTGATCTGTTTCGATCTTGTCTGATAGTCGCCGCGATAGTGGGCTCGCCCGATTGATCGCCTTGCCTCTCGACCTCTCTCGCATGCCGGGCATCGAGATCCTTTCGCTGATACCTCTCCACAGTTCAGGCAAGGTCGAGGCAGGGTCATGCCCAGAGCCTAGGCGCGATGCCTCAGCGATCTGCGATCTCAATGATGCCGGGCGAGGCGAGTCGCAACGCCATCAGTATTTATTCGGCTGATCCATCTCTGATCGCCACGCGATCAAGAGATCGAGACCTTCGTATGCCCTCTCGATCTCTCGTCGTTTCTCTGCTCGATCTTCTTCGGCGAAGAAGATGTCGATGTCGAATTCGATCTCGGCGATGCCTCTGCTCGCCGCGGCGATTAAAGCATCGAGCCTGCGCCTGCTGATCTT